TGACCAGCCGCTTGTGCTTGAGTCAAGTAATCCGACAGCACAGGAGCAACGTCCGGCCTTGCCAGAGAGATAGCACCCTCTGCCGCACCTGCTTCTGCCGCCCCTAGCGCACCGGCTTCCGCTGCTCCCGCCGCACCCGCTCCACCCAACAGAGCACCAGCACCGCCGCCTAGCGCAGCACCCATCATGGCACCCTTCATCGGGTCATCCCGGTTGAGCGCAGCACCAGCGACTGCACCCATTATGATCGGTTCCATTCCACTCATGGTCGGCTCCCAAACCCACCCAACAGACCGCCAGCAGCAGCACCAGCACCACCGTATCCCTGCGGAGCACCGAGAGCGTAACCAGCAGCAGCGCCGCCAAGCGCACCAAGCAGCGGATTACCGATTACAGGCTGAGTCGCCATCATCCCTGACGGAGCGCCATACACAGACCCGAGGAAGCTCTGCAAGGCTTGATAGGGTGCAAGTTGACCGTAATTGAATCGAGCAATGTCTGCTGCCATCTGCCGCTGTTGATAGTCCTCCGACATCGCCCCGACGTTGGCAAGCCTCTGGATGTCACCGTACTGAGTCTCAGCCATCGCAGGAGCACGAGTCGCTGCCGCTTCTTGCATGGATCGCTCACGAGCGTAATTCTCGTAAGCCAGTTTCCCGGCAATATCCGACAGACCCGTCGCGAGCGCACCCTCTGCTCGACCCTCTAACTGACCCATCGCACCTGAACCATACCGGCCAGCAGATGAAGCAGCAGACCTCGCGCGGCTGATGGCATCCATGTACGTCTGTTCAAGCGGTCGTGCAGCGGCTTGGAAGGCTCCCTGGAAGAACGGACTACCACCGAGGTACTGACCCCCTACCGTTGCCTGTTGCTGGCCTAGCGCGGCTTGTGTGAGCGGAGAACCCATCCTTGCGCGATCAGCTGCGGCTTGCATGGCTTCCGTAGTATAAGCACTCGGCCCGACGTAGGTCTGACCGGAGTAATACTGCGGACGATTCTCAGGCTGATAGAGCCGTTGAGCCTCGCTCAGACCGTATTGCACAAAAGGCTGAAGGGTCGGATCAAGCTCCGTCCGACTGACTTGTTGTGATCCTCCGCCAGAGCCGAAATTGTAGATCCGTCTACCGTCTTGAGAGTATCCAGAGAACTTGTTCCGAACTAGCATTTTAGATGCTCCTGGCGGTAGTCATCGAACCGCTCAAAAAATACATTCTTCCACATTTCCGGCAGGTAGTCTCTTGCCTTATCGCCTAAGCAAACGTGCATCGCATACGCAATGATATTGCCAGCAGCGTACCTAAGACCATGTGCTATCTCTAGCCCGTGTGCGTCTTTGTCTCGTTCAAACCTGTTGGCAACTTCGTAGCTAGAAACCACAACAACCCACATCGGAAAAACACTGTCTTGAATTGCCCTGTAAAACGGATTGGTTGGCAGCCAGACGAGTGCCGTCATAAAGGCTTGATTGATGGTCTGCTCTGATAAATCTTTGTCTTTGTCAACTAGGTCATCCCATGCGTGAGCCAAAAAGATCAAAGACCGATACATTTTTAGAGCGTTTTCATCGCCTCCAAACCACTCTAGATTGCCATCTTCCATCACACCTCTGCTATCCACTTTCGCGGACGAAATCCGTACTTTTTAGCCACCCGCTGCCAGCCAGGTCGATTAGAGTCAAACGATATTTTACGCGCTCCACCCTGTCTGGCAATCGCAAATAATTCAGCCATCCCGTCATCCATCATCCACGCACCCCAACCGCACCAAACATGAAGCGTATCGCCCTGCGGTTGAACTACTCCAAACCCATCACCCAGCAGAAACAACAACGATCTTCCAGCGAAGCAGTCAGCGTAAACATCCTCCGGAATCCAAGGCTCGTTACTCGCCTCTTTAACCTCCAACAACCCAGGTCTAACTTGATCCCAGACTGACCGCAATTCCTCCGGTTTTACGTACCTAGCCAAGTACGACATAACGATAGGTTTTGTCCGCTGTTGCGTTTGCAAAGTGGTTGACTGTGCATTCGCCCTGTAGTTGATTGGATGCGTAAATGTCAGACGATGATGATTCGTCCACCTTGTTGATCGTGACAATCGCGCTCGGCGTAGTCGGTCGAGTCGGACTCGTCTGCGCTGGCAACTGCTCGAGCGTCACATTCGTTGAAGTCGTCGCCCACATGATCTGGACGTAATCACCCGCCGCCAGTTGCAGATAAAAGTTCAGCGCAGCAATCAGATGACCGTCCGTCCCACCATGACTGTTAGGGACTGAAAACTTACTGTTCGACCCAGCAACATCAGTCCCGTTCTTGCGAAACCAAACGTCTACGTCTTGGATTGAAACACTGGTGTTGGCGAACTGAAACGAGAACTGGATGTTGTAGATACCAGCAGACCTAACAGTAATCTGCGAGTTGCTGACAATCGCAACACCAACGGCATAATCCGTCGTGTTAAACGTGACAGCATAGGCTGCGGTAGTGCTTGCCGCTGTTTGGTCTGTAGTGTCTTGAAACGCCCCGTAAGGCACTGCGTCTGCTATGGCAGCAGCAGAGTAGGGGACGAACAGAATAATGCTGTCAGGACTGATCCTGGCGTCGTATAGGGTGGTTGTAGTAGCGTTGCCGGTCGCAATAGTAAGTAGACCGACAGAGTTGACCTTGCCGTCAAGAATCCGGTTGACGATTTCGGCAGTCTCTCGCGGATTGCCACCCTGTTGAGGTAGCCGACGAAACATCATCGACCCCCACAGGGAACGAGATCGAGATCAGTACCGACTAGGCTTGACCAGTTGCCAGTTGGTACAACAGAAAGACGATGATACTTCCCGCGACTGCGTAGAGACACGCGATTGTCAGAATCAGCAGCAACAGCACTCGCATAGCTGATGTTCCCGTCCAGCCGTTTTCTTGACGCTATCGCAATGGTCGCTGATCCACCGTCAATGATCGGCCTTGCAAGCGTTGCGAGAGTCTCAAGACCCTGCGCCTCAATATCGCCAGTCTGCAACTCAGCAGTAAGTGCCGAGCCACCAAACGATACGATTTTTGCACCCTTCACCCCACCAGCTAAAAGTTTGCCGCCAACCCATAGACGGGAATCCAAACTAGCCGGAACCGAATCTAACGTTGGATACATTGCACTCAAGACTTCCAGACTCTTTCCAGTGGAAGCAATTGTCGCGATGAAGTTTGCTGTCGTGTCGCCGTGGCTCCACTTATCCGTAGACCAGTTATAAACCAGCAACTGATTGTTGGCGAAGATGTCTGTAAAGCACCACGTAACAGTCTTGTTGATTGGATCAACTGCCGCCGACATCTGGTCAAACTTACCAGGATCGCAATTATCAAAGAACCACCGATCTATCCGCTCGCTCCCGATAGGCTTCACCTGCTGACCGTCAGTCATGTAAAAACCATCGTCAGACAGGAAATACGTCAGCGCCCCGTACCGCACGACAGAACGGGACTCATAACACCCAAGAGCAGAGGTGACGTTATCAAACTGGAAGAACAGCGGAGCGCCGACATACGTCATCCGTACAACGGAGCGTTCCAGCAACACGATGCCAAACTCCCCACCAGTGATGCCGCGGATCTCGCCACCGTCTGGAATGTCTTGTGTGTCGGATTGGCTTGCAGCACCAGGAGTCCAGTCGGTCTCGTCGTTGATGTCAGACCAGTAAAGCCGATTCGGATACGTCGAGGTTTTGCCAGCAACCACAAAGTCCCGAACGGTAGTCACAAACTGTGCAGTCGGAGCAGCAGCAGCAAGATCGGCAAAGTTGGAGGATGAACCAACCGTCCAGGCTTGCAACTTGTCCTGCCCGTTAGCAGCGATAACTTTCTGCCCGAACTGGGTAGAAGTCCACAAAGTTGATGCCGTATAGGAGGATGCTGTCCTAGAGACGTTGACAAGGTTCAGCAGCGCAACAGCAGTGCCACCAGAAGTATAAGTTCCGTACCCAGTGGAATTGACCCCAATGCTGAAAGTTGTAGAAGTTAAAACTGTTACCGTATAGGAATTGCCATTCAACTGCGTCATTCCAACTACACCGAAGATCGTTACCGTTTCTCCGTTAGTCAACCCATGATTGCCAGATGAGGTAATTACGCAAGGATTGGCTTTTGTCGCTCCAGTGATTGTTACAACTTTTGTCGGAGCATTCCAAAGATAATTAGCACTGGCAGCAAAGAGAGTAGTGTCTGTAATCCACCGGCCAACAAAACAAGTCAGCAGGTTTTCGCTGGCAGAATTAGAGTAGTCCGAAACAGATGGCATCGGCCCGTAACCTACAAGCGTAGGCAGGACGTTCTTTGCCTCAACCAGACTGTCGGCAATACCCGGACGGTCTGGCGTCCACTGACCGAAATTTACTCTCATTCTGCCTTCGTCTGCTCTTGAACCTGCTCACGCAGCTTTTGCCACAGCGCGACCGACATCTCCAACGGCAGTTTGCCCAGCCCCATCGCAATGATGTTCGCTTCCTCTACCGTGATCTTGATGGTGAACTCTTGCATCTCAGGCA